TCCCATTCAAGTTGAATCGTTTCTGCCAGGGCAATGCTGGGGATAAGGATCAGGAACAAAAAGATTAGTTTTTTCATGCCATGCCATCCTTAGAGTTTAGGGTTATTCTCTAAAGATGGCATGGGTTTATTTAACGGTCAAGCTTCAATTTCTCAGCCTCTTTAAACAGTTTTTCCATCCGATCAAGTCGCATCTTAGCCTCTGCTCTGAGTTCTTCAATGCGCTCCAATATCTCTTTTTCAGCTTCAGTATATTCGGGCTTATCCATTGGATCATCTACTATATTTCTGCATGAGTCTGTCATATTCTGCCTGCCGCTGCTGATCTTCGTTGCTTGGCTGATAGCTGCGCATAAAAGCATCATGAGCTTCCTGCTCGCGTCTATTGCGGTCCTCTTCTATTCTCGCTCGTCTGCCTGCCTCAATCGCTCTAATCGTGCTATTGCCGCCATCTTGTAAATATCCGGGAGCCTGCACTTGCTGTCTTTGTTGATAATGAATGGTCCTGCCACTGTAATTATATCTCATACAATTTTCGTATGATTGCCAATCCCCTTGCCTTGCGTATTGTGAGCAATCCGCCCATGCCGATCCTGCCGCCATAACCAAAAACAATGCAATAATTAAGATTCGTTTCATGATACCACCTCCGAGCGCTTTTCAAGCCATTTGATAAAATCGTTAACGTCATACACCACTTTGCCGCCCAGCTTCATCCGTTTCGGTCCCATGCCGATACTGTCAAGATTGGATAGATAGCCCGGCCCGATAATACCGCGGCTAAACTTTTCAATCTCAGATCGGTATACATATGGCCGTTTCCAGCCTTTTTTCAGGTATGTTAGTTTCATCTAAAATTGCTCCTTCAGTTTCCAAAGAAATGTGATTATCATTGTGTCGTTTTCGATGCTTTGCGCCATTTTAACAATTTCGATTTCATGCTCATGGGCTGCAAGCCATTCGTTAACCGTATCAGCCAGTAATCGCTTGTCGATTGAGTGAAATATGTTTATTCGCATTGTTTAATCCTCAATCCAAATTCCAAAAAGTATTTGAGTCCATCCTGTTAAGTCAGGATTCTGAGCAAAAAAAAGTTCTTCTACACTCTCTTTTATTTCTATAATGTTTCCATCTGGATCTAAAAAAAGTCTGTCGCACCAATCCATGTCACTGACATAATCATCTATTTCTTTTTCAAGATCAGTACCTTCAAATTCCCAAATTGGTTTTGTTTTCATTCCATTTTTTATTGGTTTTTGTAATGCCATTTGCCTATTCTCCTTTTCTGTATCCTATAATTTCGCTTTGAAGGTCCACATTCAGTTTCTTAAAACAGTCGTCACACAGATCTAAAAACTGGGCTTTAGGATTGGTTTCGCTGATGATCTGCGCCTGGCAGCAGGCGCATAGTTCGGGATTTTGTTTCATTTTAGTATCCCAGCCATGCTTTGACATCCACGATCTTATAATTTGTCAGATCTCTTTTTTCGCTGTAAAGCTTGCCGTCCATGCTGTACTCATCGTCTGCAATCAATCGGTCATTAATCATTTCAAAATTAATTCCATGTCTTTTTAAAATCATTTGTATTACCGTCAGTCTGTTATGTGCTTTTTCCATTTTCACTTCCTTTCACATTGTTTCATATATCGCCCGGAATAAAAATATCTTAAATTCTTTTTTTCAGATTTTCTTCAGTTTCTTCAATACCCCACATTTTTAAGAAATCTATCCACTCTTCTTCATCACAGAATAATTCAACACTACTAATAAACTCCCTGATAAATTTATCATTAAATTTGTAATATTTATAATTATATATCCATCGATAGGAACTTTCTACAGACTGAATCAATTCAAACATATTTCTGAATCTTGAATATGAAAAGTCTTCAATATCATCGCCGTACTCATCAATATGATCGGATACAAGTTCATCAAACTTTTCTTTAGAAATATCTTTTAAAGCATTTTCAAATTTTCTTTTTAAATCTTCTGCAAATTTTATTTCTTTGTATGATCCATTCATATTTCAGTTTCCTTTATTTGGGGTTTATCTCGCTCAGTTAATATTATTATCGCCCTATTTTTCACAAACTTTAATAATTTTTCACATATTTTAACAAAAAAATAAAGAAAAATATAATATTTTTAAAGCATTGGATTTATTGGATTAAAATAGATATGTATATTATTGTGCAGATGTGATATGTAGGTGGGTATCTTATAAACGGCGAAAGCCCCAGCAACCGATCAAAGTTTGGGGCTTTCTTAAAGTTGGTTCATGATGAACCTCCGAATTGTAGACGCAGGATATCAACTCCGCAGAAATTGTCAAGTCCTCATCATGAACCGGGAAGGAATTATTTCCGGTGTCAAATATTTTCAAAGTCATAAAATCCATCCAAAAAATCGACCGCAAAACATTACCACATGCCGAAAAAAATCTTTTAATCAGTATCTCTATACATTTGGGCGAAAACGATCATATATGGCCTACAAACGAACAGATGGGAGAACGTATAGGTGAGTCTAAAGACTATGTTAAAAACCTTATAATGAGGCTTAAAAACAAGAAATACATCAAAATTGAAGGGCGGTATAAAAGCCGCAAGATATATCTGAATGAGGAAAAAATAATCGGTAACTCCCAGTTACCAAGTGGTAACCCTGAGTTACCGCCTTATATAAAAGAAAAGGAAAAGAAAAATATAAAAGAAAATGCTCCCGCAGGGCATTCTTTTGATTATTTTTTTAAAAAGATAAGGGAGTTTGGTTGCTATAAAATCAAAGAACAAACATTGAAAAAATATTGGGATATGGGATATAAAGCCGATTTAATGAGGTTAGCCAATGGGCTTGATAAATATGATATTGACGACAGGGTCTTAATTTTGCAAAGCACTCTTAAAAGCTTTGATAAAAAAGAGCAGATGAAAAATGAAAGGAAAAACATTAAGAAAAATGAGGCTTACAAAATGGATATAGCTATTTTAGCTGACAATAATATATTAAGCCATTTATTTGAGAGTGTTTAGGAGTATGCAATGATAATAGATAAATATCCTGAACTAAAAAAACATATCGATAAAATAGTGGAAAATAATGATCATTTAGATGAACCTGAATTTATTACAATTATAGTTGTACGACATAAGCCTGATATCGAATTAGAAAAAGATATTGAGCGATTGAAAAAAAATCTATTCGAGTTCGGGCATTTAAGAAATGTTGCCGAATCAAAATATTTCGGGATCAGGATTTATTATGCAGAGCAGATACATGATAAAAAGACAGACTACCAGTTTACAATCCATAAAAGCACATTTATAGAAGGCTGGAACATTGAATATTAAAATCTTAGCCTCATCGTCTAAAGGCAACGCCTACATCATCAGAGACGGCTCACACAGCATCTTAATTGATCCCGGTCTACCGATAGCCGAACTTAAAAAACGTTCAAATTTCACGCTCTCGTCTATCGAATTATGCCTGTTAAGCCATGAGCACAGGGACCACAGCCGGGCCGTCAAAGATATTTCGAAAATGGGCATAACATGCTGCATGTCCGCCGGCACACTCAAGAACCTGGACTATAATAGCTGGTATACCATGCCGGTGCTTTTAGAATCTGAAAAAGAATTTAATTTCAACGGCTGGTCAATCCTGCCCTTTGCAACCCAGCACGACGCAGCCGAGCCTTTAGGGTTTCTGATCCGAACGCCCAGCGGCCAAAAGATCTGCTATGCAACAGACACCTACTACATACGGTATAATTTTACAGAAGTCACACACTGGATGGTGGAGTGCAATTATTCGCGGGAATTGTTAGAGCAAAACACGGAGCTGCCGCAGATCACAAAAGACAGGATTGTGACGAGCCATTTTGAGCTGGAGAACGTGAAAAGCTTTTTCAAAGCCCAGGATCTAAGCCGAACCAAAGAAATCCATCTGATCCATCTATCAGACGATAATTCCAATCCAAAACAATTCATACAAGAAATCGAAAAGATAACAGGGCTGCCGGTTTATTCCATCGTATAATCAGCGCCTTTTTCTTTGATTCTTTTTTTTAGATCTTCGAGCCATATCCAAGGCAATTGCAACATTTTGTTTATTGCTGCGCTTGCCTGATTTTGAAAGCTCACTGATATTTTTTGATATCGTTTTTTAAGAGGCATCTTTTTTGTCTCCATTCAAATTTAAAAGCGGTCGTAAAATAGATGCTTCAGATAATGTTAATTTTGGCCAATCATCGGTTATATCAAGCTTTTCAAAATTATATTCAAGCTCGGTCCGGTTCAACTCAGCTATCTTTTTCTGTGCTTCGATACTCAAACCAGATACCGCGCCGTTTGCCTCAATCTTTGCATTATCTTCTTTGGCAATCTTCTGTACCTGCTCGAAATACGCTTTCATCCGGCCTTGTAATGCTGTCAGCAGATCCGACAATTTAAAAGCATCTTGGATCGGGAACTGCCTACTTGAGTCATCAAAAAGTTTTTTTATTGTCGGTGTCATGAGTGCAGAGCATTGGCTGTTAGTCAGTTTTATCATCTATCCTCCGTGACAGTTCTTGGATCGCGTTGATTATTGGCCCAATAAATTGGGTATAGCTTAAACCCCAATTATCATTATCATTTGAAATTGCTGCAAAATCCTCTAATTTATAACCAAGACTCTCGATGGCCTCTAAAACCTGTTGAGCGGCTAAACCATGCCGTGTCAATTTTGTATCAAAATTATAAGCTATCGGATTTAAAGCATTAATAAAATCAAGCCCCAAAAATGACGGTTCAATATTTTGTTTCAATCTTATATCAGAACTTTCATCAAGTGTTACACAATAAACCGTACTCCATCTATTTCCTGTCGATCCGCAATTAGCCGATCCAGATGATATTCTAAATGCCGCCGCATCAAAAAGATAAATAGTACCACCCGCATCAACTAATAAATCATCATCAACAGTTATAACCCAATCATTAGTTACATTAGTATACAATCGATTCGCTGCTGCGTTCCATACAAAAGATGCATCGTTGCCTGTACCCAAATATAAATTAATATTATCATTAAAGCGCGCTGCAACTGAGAATATTGTAGTTCCTGAAGGCGTAATAGTTCCTGTTATAGTGCCGCTAAAATTAGCGTTAACTCCGTAAACTGTAGCGACCCGTGCTGTAGTAGCTCCAATATTATATGTGTTTGTAGCGGCGGGTCTTAGATCACCGACATTATTTATATACCAACGTTCAAGTGTGTTAGTAATAAAACTAATTCTTACGCTTGTTGTAGTTCCTATATTCAGTTGACCAGTGCAATAGATAAGACCCGCTGTTCCCGTATGCTGAATTTGCATATCCTGATCAGCGCCAAGCCAGATATTGCCGCCATCGGTATCTAAAAGAATGTCGTCATAAAAATAAGCTTCACCTTGATCATTAAAAACTGCCATCGTGCCGAAATCAGTAATAAAATACAGATCATCGGTCCCGGTCACAGCAAGGCGCAGATTGCCGGTGTTACACGTAAGATAGCCATCGAATGAGTTGTGAAATAGAAACAGCTCACCGTCTATATCAAATCGTCCTAATGGGCCTGCATAAAAATTGTCACCGTAAAATCCGTTAACCCTTGCAGAAGTAGAACCAATGTCAGAATTGGGATTACTTGCACCCGGCAATAGCTCACCCGTGTCTGCCATCTGCCAGAAATCAATCGAATTGAATTGAAAAAATATATCTTGCGCTGCACCAACATTTAAAACAAGATCGCCTGTTATGCTGAAAATGCAATCGTTTCCTGCCGTGAAATTGATATCTGTCGTGGCATTTAAATCAATGGCAACAGTTGAATTTAAGTATAATGATATATCACCGCTCGAATACCGTATAGAACTTTCGCTTGAATCACCGAAATACAAATATTCATCTGTCGGAATCGTAAAGCCGTTATTAATAATAAGGTTATCGAGATATAAAGTATCAATCGGAGTTGTAGCGGTCCCTAAAATCTGTCCGCCAAAAAGAGTCCCCGCATTGCCTTTAACAAGCCAATGGTCATAGCTTGCCACATAATCAAGCTCAATCCATGCGCCTTTTTCAATTGTCAGATCAGTTTCGAGCCAGATAGTTGACCCGCCTTGAGTCTGAACTGTCAGATTATAATCGGATGCATTATAGACCCACAGCCTAAAATGATCCATTGAAGCGGCCATCACCGGCAAAGTAAACGTCTTGTCTGCGGCTGTCCCTGATCCCAAAATGAAAAGTTGATCAAATTCGGTCGGTAAAACTTCATAATCATCGGTTTTATTATTGCTCTCAATGATATAGCCCGAAATCCGATACCAATATGACGGGCTTTCATCCGGTTGTTGATTTAGATTTGAGCCTTGAATTGAAAAATAAAGATAGTCCTCATATCGTACCAGGTCATTATCATTATATGTAACCGTGGCATTCCAGACATGCAGCCATTCTATGACTTCCCAATAGGCTGTCTCAATTTCAGGATTTTGATTTAAATTCGTGGCATTTAAAGATGAGTAATATTTGCCGTTATAATAAACAATATCATTTAGGGCATAAACGATAATTGAACTCCATGTGGGTATGCCGGTCCCGCCGCCGCCGCCCGCCTCGCCTGCTAATTGCGCTGTAACAGGATCTTTAACTTGTACTTGCTCGCCAGGGTTTGTTTCATCTTCAGGATTAAAATGATATGAAATAACGCGATAATCACCTAGGCCGAAAACATCAGGACATCTGCCCTCGGCATCTAACTGCAATGGATTGGCGTTTTTTATTTTTAAGGACGCATCAGCAAAAGTATCTTTATCCGTGTTGTTGCTACCAGAAACCAGAAAACGAAGCCAACCATCGACTAATGGGTCGCCTTCTCCATCGAAGAACTGCGCGAAAGCTGGTATTATTCTGCCCATGATTAATCCTTACGGCGTAAATTCAGCATCTAATAAAATATAAGCGGCTGTATTATTATTAGCCAATAAATGTGTTGCTTCACCTGCAATCCCTCCACTTGCAACAGTACAACTCAAATTGATTATATCGGGATTTGATAAAGTTAAACTTATACCTGTAACCGTTTTAGCTCCGGTTGATGCTCTCAGAAGAAACGTGCCAGCACCACTTGTAGTTAATGTATGGGGAGTAATCCTCATTTTATTCGGATTTTGAAGCATCACATTTGCAGCAGTCGTGTTATCCCAATAGCCGGAACCGAATTTAGCATATGCAGCGACAGAAATAATTTTGTATGTATAACGATTACAATGCATTCTATCCAATAATAAATCCGTATTGATATTATCGCCGTCATCTGTGCCTCGCACCAAGCGCATTCGAGCAATATCAAATGTTCCGCTCTGATGGCCTAAATTATTTGTTCTCGAATTATAAGTAGATCCGGCATCAAACCAAATATTTAATGTCAATCGATCATCGCCATTCGTGCCTAATGTTGCACCACTAACAGAAGGAAGATTAAGAGTTGCTGTAAATTTTTGCCATGATGTTGTTAGACTGTGTGTTGTTACTCCTAAAGTATCCACAGAGGCAGTTGGACTCCCACCACTGCCGAAGTTTTGTATGAATTCAGTAGCTATATTTTTACTTGAATCTGCCTTCACCCAAAACGAAAATGTACATGGGCCACCTGATAGAGTACCAACATTTTCAATTAGATATTGTTTTAAACAGTAATCTCCTGCCGCAGATCCAGCAGTAACAACAGTTCTGCTGTAATATGTAGGATTTCCCGGTACATCCACTTGACCCAATGTAAACGCTTGTCTACTATGGGTCTTGCTGGCACCTACATGCAAATTATATCCTCTATTATCGGATCCGAAACCTGAAGAGGTCTGGCTGGTTGCATAGTCCCAGTAGTCAAAATCAGGATTGAATATTTTATTATCTGAATTTTGCCCCGAATATAAAATAGCCATAATATGCCTTTAATTATTTGAATAATGGACAACTACCGTTATGCCCTGTCCCGGCTCAGTCGATCCAATCTGTTTTATAATTAAACCGAATCTATCGGTGTCTGCTGTGATTGTGATATCTGCTATATCTGTTTTGGCTATGTAAGATCCGCTTGTTAATGTTGCACTGCTTGCGCCGATTTCAGTTTCATTTTTAATTGGATAAACAATCAAACTCGCACCTGTAGGCGCAACACGGGCATGAATGGTAATATCTGTTATCGTTACATCTTCATCGAACCTGAACCCTTGACCGGATGTACTATCAATTACGATATAATCTTCATCCTGGGCGGTGCCTTCATAATAAAACGACACACACTTTAAGCCGGTGCCTAATACTTCTCCATTTATGAAGACTTGACCTGTATTATTGACGATATATCCATTCGATCCATCATGATAGATTTCTAAGTCTTGATCCGAACCAAAATAATGTATCGCGGAATCTGCCTGATAAATATGATTCACTTCTGCTGCGGTTGAACCGATATTATAAACTCCTGGGCCACTTGGGACTAAATGACCGCTTGAATCCATCGTCCATCTTGTTGTGCTATTTACATCAAAATAAATCGCATTTGCTGCGGTTGTACCGACTCTTAAAACTCCTGTGCCATTGTAAATATATCCAACCGATCCACTATGATAGATATCCATATCTTGATCACTACCAAGGTAATGATGGCCGCTATCGCTTTGATAGATATTTCTTACTTCTAAAGCTGTCGTACCGATATCTTTTGCTCCTGCGGTTCCCGGTACAAGTTCCCCGGTTCCTTGTATTGCCCATTGATTGATTGAATTGGTGTAAAATTGAAGTGTAAGAGCAGAAAAAGTCCCTATATTAAAAACGCCGGTCCTGTTTTCGATGTAGCTGTTTGTAGAATCATGATAGATTCTGATATCTTGGCTTGTACCTAAATTGATCGTTGCGTTGTCGTTGAAGTAAGCACCTTCAATTAAATGTGTACTATCGCCAAGATTACCAGTACCACTGACGACAGGTCTTAGATCATCGCTACTCTCTTCCCATGAAGACAACGCTGATACTGCCGCCCATGATAAGGTTCCGGCCCCATCGGTCTGGAGATATTCGCCCGAATGCGTTGCTTGTGCGGGCAGAACAGTAGTAATAAAATCAGCACTGCCGATTGTTGGAGTATTTGTAAATTCTCCATCGACAAACCAACCTTTTTTTACTCTTAATGATGTTGTGCCGATATCAACAGTATTAGTTGTTACCGGTCTAAAAGCTCCGGTGGTATCTAATATCCATTGATTAGTTGAGTTGGTCCTAAAAAGTATGTTGTTTGGTGTTTCAAAATATAATGAGCCGGTCATATTTGTTAAATATGCTGATAAACCATCATGATAGATTGAAAAATCCTGGCCATCTCCAAAATATAATCTACCACCATCACAGATATATGCATAAACAAGTAAATGGGTTGGATCTCCTAAATCACTAACCTTGGTTGTTACCGGCCTTAGGTCATTGCCATTTTCTTCCCATGCTGTTAAACTTCCACCGCCTGCTGCCACCCAGCTCAAAGTACCTGCACCATCTGTTTGAAGGAACTCTCCCGCATGCGTTGCTTGTGAAGGTAAAACTGTCGTTATAAAATCTGCTCCACCAATGGTAGGTGTATTTGTAAACTCGGCATCTACAGCCCACAGCTTATTGACTCGGTTGGTTGTATCACCAATATCAGCTAAGGGATTTGAAGCCCCGACAAGAATCGCGCCCGTATTTGATATCTGCCAGTATGTTGTTGAAGAGAATTGAAAATTGAAATTGGAAGCCGGATTTACATTAAAATATGTATCACCGGTTATATCAAAATAACAGTCGCTTAAAACTGCAATTGATAAATTAAACCCGACATCAAGATCCATATTATTTGCTGATGCTAGATAAAGTGTATTTGCACTGCTATAATATTGGATTGATGCTTCTTGACTATCCCCAAAATAAATAAAACCGTCTGACATTAAATACACAAGTTCAATTAAATGTGTACTATCCCCTAATTGCCCAACTTTAGTCGTTTTTGGGCGAAATGTATCTATGTTCTCTTCCCAATAAACAAGAGTTGTCCCACCGCCACCTGCTACAGCCCATGATAAATTACCTGCGCCGTCTGTTTGTAGAAATTCTCCTGTATGGCCTACTTGTGATGGTAATACTGTAGTTATGAAATCAGCACCGTTTATTGTAGGAATATTAGTTATTTCAAGACTTGTGAACCAGCCTTTGTCAATTCTAAAGCTAGTCGATCCGAAGTCATAAGCTGCGGTAGTATCAGGGATGATATCGCCGTTTGACGCTATTTCCCAGCTATTGCTATTGGCTATTAAAAAGATACTATTGGCCGAGCTGTTTTGCAGATATAAATCCCCGGTATTATTTTCAAGCCAAGAGTCAGTACCGTCATGGAAAAGCTCTAAATCCTGACTGTCGCCTAGATAAATAACACCTGAATCCATGACAAATAGGGACTCAATCAGGTGCGTGGCATCTCCGAGCTGACCTACTTTGGTCGTAACAGGTCTAAAGATATCCCCGACTTCTTCCCAATAAGTTAAGCCAGATCCGCCGCCGCCCGCGCTGCTGATAAACCCAAAACCGGGCGGCGTTGCGACCACTTCCCAATCAGCGGAAGTGATCACATTTTGAATCTGAATATCTAAACCATAGCCGTTATCGTTGATATAAGCGGCGTTAGTCGGTTCATACTCATTTGCAAAATAGCCTGAAATGCGGCTTTCAGAAGCATAAAGATTAGTGTTATAAACATAATTTATTGAAGTTGAGGCTAAATATTGAAACGTGAAATCCGTGGTGGCATCTGCTGCTCTTGCACCCGGATCGACCGTAAAAGAATAGACATCACCCGTTTTAGAAGCTTGCAGCACTTCCCACGTATAATCGCTTGCATCCATATAGATCGTTGATCCTGGTCCGATATTATCAAGCTCACTGGTGCGATCCGTTAAAGTATTATCCTGCTCATGGACTCTGATTTGATCAAGATTGCTGCTTTGATGGTTGATTTCTCCGGCTGCGGGATCGCCGTCTGCCTTGCTGTAGACCCATTCATGGGTGAATGTGGTGGCTCCCGTTGACGGCCTTACTACCATGATAAAATCGACAGTCGTATTTTTAGGAACAAATGATTGCTCTAAATTCAGTTCAACCCATTTGTCTACATCTGTAGCCGTTAAAGTCTTTTGCGGAACGATGTTAAAAATATATTTATCACCCGTAGGATCGACAACTGCCCAAACCTCAACATTCATGCCGATAGCAGCAGCGGGAAAATAAATTCTGATATTGGTATTTAAAAATGCCGATACATAAAGATAACGCTGGCCAATATAAAGCACGTTCTCGCTTGCTGAAGTGGAAGATAACGCCGGCGGGCTATATAAATCGCGCACCCAAAACGCATCCCCCGAATTTTGCGGCGCTGCCCTTTCTATAGTAGTCGTATTTGCGATCATGGTCCATTGATCATCTCTGACCACATCATAGGTTTCATATGTTCCCGGCACCCATTCACCCTGCCATTTCATTACGTCATCACGCAGGGTATCGACATAAAGTTTGTTCGCTACCTCATAATCGGCTGTCGGTAGTGCTGCAGGAGTTTCGGGAAAAATCCCAAAGGCATCAAGGTACATGGTGCCGACATAGTTGACGGCATCGCCGATATTATATCCTGCTGCTGTCGGGCGAAAGTCGGTCCCGTTTTCTTCCCAATTTGTTAGGATCGTGCCGGAGCCTAAAGCATCCCACCAGGCGGGCGATATATCCGGCTGGTTGCCCTGGTTGGCATCGGCCAAGGAAAAATAAAACTGTGAATTATAAACGACAATATCATCAGTATAGTAGCTGACAGACGGATTATAGTATCTTAAAAATGAGATCTGCTCCCATTGTGTAGGGCTGCTGTCGGGAAAATTGCCAAGGTTGCCGGAAGTAAAGCTGCGATAATAGCTGTGCTGATAGCTGACAATTGAACCAACTTCATATGTAACATCGACATCCCATTCGCTGAAATTTTCGCCGGCGCTTTCGGTGATGACCTGTGCAAAAACAGGATCAAATTCTGCAAGCTGGCTGCCGGGCAGATTGGTGACAGGATTATTTTCGAAAAGCACGACCCTATATTTGCCCTGGCCAAAAACGTTTGGGCATCTGCCTGCTGCGTCTAATTGAAGTGGATTGGCATTAGCAACAGTTTGATTGGCATCTGAATAGGTTTCTTTGTCGGTGTTATTGGTGGCGCTGACTAAAAAGCGAAGCCAGCCGTTTTCTACCGGGTCGCCCTGATCGTCAAAAAACTGCGCGAAAGCCGCAATTACTCTACTCATTTTCCTGCATCCCTTCGGCTGCTGTGCCAATCGCCGCGGCTTGTGCAGCTTGGCGTTTATAGGGAGTTGTTACTGTCGGCTTGCCTCTTAAGGCTTTGCCTTGCGGATCAAAAGCCATCTCTGAAAAGGTGTTAAAGATTGAAGATTTGGCCATGCGCCTTGATAGATTCCCCCAAAGCTTATTGATCGCTCTTGCGCTCGGTCCCTCACCTTTAAAGGTGCCTGGGGTCGGCTCCATCATTTCAAGAGTTTTACGCATATCTTTGATAAATTTCATTTCTTCCGGCGAAAAGATTTCTTTTAATTTGTCCACTGTGCCGAATTTTTTAAGTGCCTGCTCAAATCGATGCCTTGAAATTGTGCGCCTGCCCATTTCATCTGCCGGGCCTTTAAAGCTGTTGTCTTTTAGATAATCAATTGCTTCAGCTCTTAAATCCTGCCAAGCCTGCAAGCCCTCTTCGCCGCTTTCAGTCAAATAATTCCGTAGATCTTTAATTTCTGAAGATCGATATTTCTTTTTCAGAATGGCATCTTCCAATATATTTTCAGTATTGACATTTTCAGTTAAAATATCGTCAATCAAGGATGTTTTGCGCTTTGAAAATTTAGTCTCAGCAGTCCTGCCGATAGCCTTATGAAACGCCGCTTTCGCTTTTCTTGCCATCTGGAACATATCGGTTCCGCCTGAAGCAGCCACATCCAAATCAATAGCGTCTTTTAAATCCCGCCCGATCCAATTTCCTATCTTGTTGCCAGGTGAAAAACGCTTGTTAATGCCCTTAACTAACTGTTCTGCCTGATCGACTGATATATTCATCAATTGGCCTTTTTCGCCGATCAAGCCCTGATCTTTGGCAAGCCCTCGAATAGATTTTACAAGCCCGCCGCTCAGTTGATTATCAGGCATATGTTTTTTAAGCGCCTGCATAAAATTTTCAGCTTTGACGACCTGAGCGCCGCCTGATGCCTTGGCTGCTTCCTTATAAAGATCAGAGATTGCCTGATCTAATTCCAAAGCGGATTTATTAACGACATTTACAACGCTTCCCTTTTCGCCTGACGGCATGGGCAGTGCTTCAGACTTGGGTACATTGCCGCCTGTTTTGCTCTTCATCTTGTTAAATTTGCCCTCTAAAACCTGGCTTTGATTTTCAAGACGAGTCAAAACAGGTCCGCTCTGCTTGGCAAGCTCCTGCTGCGTGACAAAATCAGACGCCTTGCGGCTGACCTGCGCCCGTGTCGGTGCTGCCTCGCCCATAAAGCCCTGCTCTCTTAAAAATTCGGCTCTGGCTGCTTCTTCGGGGCTTGCATATTGGCTCATGCGCTCTACTCTGGCTTGCGCTTTCGGTCCTAATTCAGACGGTCTTATCCCGGCTTCTTCCATCCCGGCTTTTGCCCTTGCCCCCAATGTCATCGGCTCCGCTCCAAAACGCTTTGTAATGCCTTTAAACGGCGCTCTTGCCACTCTACCGACACCACCCGGCATTGATAAAGCAACAGGTGCGGTTTCTAAAACAGATCCGACAACACCGGCAGCAGTAGGTCCGGCCACTTCTCCAACTGCCTTTGTTACCGGCTCATAAGCCCTTTCTCTAAGCTGCTCCATTGCCATTTCAGGCGGTGCCATTGCTTCTGCTAAACCTTTGGCAGACTCACGACCTGATTCTGTCCTTGGCTGATAAGTGCCGCCTTCTTGTATGCCTTCTACTATTTCACCGGCTCGATCCATGCCCACAAATGGCGCTGATGCCAAGCCTGCCAAACCGCCTACTGCCATTGATGCAGCACCGGTTCCCATTGACAAAAGATTCTCACCCATCCCCAAAGCAAATTTGCCGAGTCCTTTTAAGCCGGTCGGCACCTCGTAACCTTCGGGGGTCACATAGGTAGGAAAACGCTCGCCTTCTGCCGGGGATCTTGAAATGGTTCTTGGCGGCGGCGCTTCTTCCTCCACTGCTGGTCGCGGCTTTTCTTCAAATTGCCCTGCGGCCTGTCTTTTCTCCAATTCAGCAAGGATAGCTTTTTGCCTGTCTGTTAAGTCAGTGCGCTTTTTCAGCTCTTCTAATATTTCAGCTTTGGTAGGCATCTTGACTGCCTCATTTTATAAATTCTTTAAAAAGATCCTCAGTTGACATTTGCCCTATGTCCGCTGTTTTTTCTTTAACAGCCGCGCCGATCTTTTCAGCGGTCTTGGTTGCCGCTTCTTTAGTCGTCATAGTGTTAAGCCTGCTGGTTTCTTGCATGCCTTTTGGCGCTTTGGGTCTTTGCTTCATCACCTCTTCTAAAGGCATCCCAAACTCATCGGCTATAATTTGCGCTTTGTTGTCTTTCCACCAGCCGCTAAAATTCGCCAGCGTTTTATTCTCGCTTAGATAGTTAGATCTTGCCTGATGATATAACGAATCAAGCTTGGCCATTTTAGCCGCTCCCCTTAGCCATGAGGCGACATACTCCGGCCCAGCATCTTCGGGCGGCGTACCTGACAAGGCAAGCTCAATGTCTTTATCAGATGCCACACCAGGAGGCAGGTTCTTAACGGCACCGCTCGCACGTAAGCCTCTAAATTTGCGGTAAAGAAGTGATACTTCGTCTTGAGATCCCAACCAATCTTTAAGCTTCTCCCTTGCCCATCCGATCTTGCCGCCGGTTACACCTTCGGCTGACAAGCGGTCAAAATCCTGGGCCAAGGTTTCATACTGCCCGACTGTTTTTTCATTTTCAAAGATGCGATCATCGACTTTTTCAAGGATCTTTTCACCCGATGGGGTCAGCCTTGTTTTTTCCCATTCTGCCTCGTCTTGTCTGAATTCCTGCTCTGATCTGCGTAAATCAATAGCAGCCTCTTTAACTCGCATTTCACGTTCTTTATATTGATCCTCGCCGCCCATGCCGCCCCCAAACCCGAGCTGCTGTAAAAATGCGACTGCTTCCATTTCGCGCTTGTCCCGGTCTTCTCCGGTCGCATTCATGATGCCTTTGATGTGATCGATTGCAGGGTGCATGTCATCATAGCTCTCAATGATATCCAAAGCCCTTTGCATCTGCATGTTTTTGGTTTCCATGTCAGACTGAGGCAGTGCAATTGACCCCATAATAGATGGATATGCCTCGCCTAACATCTGCTTAACATTATCCGTATAAAACGAGCCGATTTCCCTTGCCTTGGTCGGATCGATAGAGCGCATCTGCTTTAAATACTGATGCTGTAAATCAGGATCACCGGCATTAACAGCCGTGATAAAATCATCATGCAGCCTGTCAAAGCCCATCGTCCGTGCGTGCTGGCTTTCGGCCTCTTCAAGCTTCATCCGGGCTTCTTGCTCTGCGACCTGGAAAAGACTTTTGCGCCTTTTCTCTTCTTCATCTTTAAGCCGCATGGCCTGACCCGCTGCTATAGCCTGAATCGTATCCTGTGCGCCTGTCTGTAAAAAGCCTGGAGCGGCCACGTTCCGTCTTTGCTGGTATTGTATGGGCATACCATCACCTTAATATTTGCTGTATTGATCCACATTATACGTGCCTAAATTATAACTCGGCACATTGTATTGAGTATTGCCAAAGCCCTGCACATTGCTGCCGGTCTGAGCTAAACTTGTCAGTCCTGATCCGCTTGAATCTCCATATTTTTGCTCATAAGCAGATGCACCGATATCGGCAATTCCTTTAAGCCCTGAGCCTAATATTTCGCCCATGCGCTGCTGGCTGGCTGCTGATGATGCGCCTTCGCCTATGGCAATGTTAGCTAAGTTTGTCCCGGTCCCGCTCGTCAGCCCGGCAATAATATTGGCAATGTTCTGCTCCTGCGTCAGAATATTTCCGGCACCGCGTTCCGTCAGACCTGCAAGAGCCGCATTGGTGCCTTGCATGAGTTCTGCTGTTGATCCGCCTAATTGTGTCACCAAATTGATATCTTTAGCGGCCTGGCTTTGTTGCAACGCGGCAAGTTGTAATCCCGTTTGCTGGGCAAGACTTGATATCTGATCAGCTGTGAGCCGGTCTATTTCTGCTTCTCCCACACCTAATGCCTGGGCGAGCTGCGCCCGCTGTTGGGCTGCTTGCTGCATGATGCCTGCTTCCTGGCCATATATTCCCGCTAAAGCTCCGGCAGTCCCGGTCTGAATCCCTGCTTGCGCTCCGGCCACCTCTTGACCCCTAGTCGCCAAGCTGCGCAGATTCTCAAGCTGTTGTTGCTGCTGCGTTGCGGCAATTCCCATGGCTTGTTCTTGCAGGGCTGTTCTGATCCTGCCGCCGCCTAAACCGCCGATTGCCGCCTGATTGCGAAGTAAAGATTTTTCCTGCTGCTCTCTTAAATACTTTTGCCCTGGGCTTTCTATAAATGCATCAATCGCAGCTTGCTGGGCTTCCGGTCCCATAGCGCCTGATAAGGCAGCTTCTTGACCTATGGCGGCTTGTCCTGCCTCGCTGTAAGGCTGATAATAGCCAAGCCCGGCTTCCCTTGCTGCTTGAAGTTCTTCCCGGCCAAGTGCCGTCCGTTCCAGTGCGGCTTGTTCTCCGGCTGTCACTTCTCTTCCTGCCATGCCAAAGCCCTGCTGCAATGCCTGGGATGCCTGACCCATGCCGGTTTCAATGGCATAGCGTGCGCCGCTGTAGCCGATCTGCGGTATCGGCTCGGCAGAAACCCACTGGCCGCTGGGATTTTGAGTCATCCCGATTGCTTCAGGTGTGGTGCCTAAATCCGCTGCAAATCGGGCCGGATCTGCTCCGATATCGGATAACATCTGACCCATTGCGGCTTGTTGCTGCTCGGGGGGAAGTTGTTGAATCTGTGCATAATTATCCTGAAACTGACTGTACGGCACTCCCTGGCTCAGATACATATTGCCCATGATGGCCCGCTCTGCGTCTATGCCGCTTTGCGCCAATATGCCTCTTGCGTCACCGGTTGTCTGCTGTAAGACCTGCATAACATCTGCTTCACCTGAGCGGATAATGTCACCGGCTTCATACATGGCATCCATATAATCGGCCATTGCAGGCACCATTCGGCTGATGATATCCATTTTGGCCTGTTCGCTGTATTCACGCTCGGTTGCAGCTGCCTTTTCTGATGCTTTGCGCTCGTCTTGTCTAGCGCTGCGCTCTTTATCAGCCGTGATCAACGCGGCTCCCATCTGCCCGAATGCGCCTATGGCTGATCCACCCATAATATTACTCCTTAGTGATGCTTAAAAAATGCCGGTCATAGATTTGACCGTTTTTTAAATATGAATCCTTGATGACAGATTCTTCCTTAAAGCCGCAAAGTTTAACGTGTTTCAAGACGTTTTCATGAAGCGCCGGTACACAGGTCATGATCTTTTGAAGATCAGGTATTTTATCAAATGCAAAATCAATCGCAGCTCTGGTCGCCAGAACAGAATACTCTTTTCTAAACTGCGGCAACATAAAGGCGTGACCTTGCCATAAGATTGTCCCGAGCTGATGCACGCGGTAGCATCCGATAATGCCGACCCCGTTTAAATTAATGCCGATCCAAAATTCATTAACAACATCGGGGATCTTAAACAGCTCGCCGTCTTCATAAATCGCCTTTGCAATCGTTTCATCTTTGATGATCGAAAGTGCAATCAAGTAATCCGTAATTAGAAAAGCATTTATCCGATTGCTACCCATCCCTGTGTCCTGTCGCCGCCGATATCAGCCGCTTGTTTAATGAACAGTATTGCACCTGCAATACCGTTTTCATCCATATAAAACCTGCCCTGCTGCGCCTGGACTATGGTTTCAGGGCTTCCGGTGCCGATTAAAAGACTGTTTTCCTGAGCTGCTAAAATAAACAGCCTGAAGTGATCTAGCATCACGCCGTTATTTCTGTTTACTACCGGCTGGATTGGATCGATTCTTTTAATCGTACTATACAAGATCAGCCTCCAATTTCAGCACAACCGGCTTGACCGGATCTGATAATCTAAAGCGCCAAGTTGAATATCGCGGCACCCTGCCGTTTTTTCTCCAGATCGTGCGTCTTCTATACTGACCAATGCGACCTATTTTACGGCTGCGTTCATAGTCAAATGTTTTGCCGTCTTCACTTATTGCAAGAGATACAAGCGGCTCTTGCACGCCGTCACCTACACCGGCCTCCATCGTCAGCTCGATCATGGGGATGCGATAACTTTTGCCCTGCTGCGCTATGGGCTGGGTAGAAAACACCCGAATAATATTGTTGTCGTATTCGGTATAGGTGTCGATATCCATTATTCCCATGCGCCCGTCCTGGCTGTCTGCTACCAGCGTGTAGCCATATGCCGTAACAAGGCTGTTAACCCGCCAACGTTGCTGCTGCGGATCACCATTATCGTCTTCGATGCTTGACTTTTGCTCGTGCCAAAGTCCGGTTGTAAGATTGAAAACGAGCGTACGATCCGGAAAAGTAAAGCTCACAAAACGCTGTCCACGCAAACCCCAGCTCATAGCAAAGACGGTCGCAAGAACTGCGTCAGAATAATCATTTAAGATATTATCGATGGCATTGGTAGACACTCGCTCATAACCGCTGCCCGCATAACTCCACACTCCGGCCCGCTCATTTGTCCCGCCTCCAATCATAAAAAGCCGCTGATTGGCTGTAATCAGGCTAAACGGCGCATAGCAGCCCTTATCTAAAAAGACATTGCTTCGCTGAAATGGGAAGCCCGCGCCGCCGATGTTTTGAAAGCCTTCCGTGGTTTCTGAGCCGGTCATCAACAACTGATTGTTTAATACCGCAGGTGCCACAATAGGGTCGGGGTCTGCTTCTGCGGTTCCGAAATCTAAAGCGTCCCATGCGGTGCCATCGTTTAAATTTGATACGATCCATGCTTTAGTATCAGTTGAGCAGGCAAAATAGCCATCAATAAAAACTGTATATTGAGGATTACCGGATGCTTTGAAATCAGGATCAGTGATCTCTTGTATTCCGCCCGCAACCGTATAAATAAAGCCGTCGCCGCCCGGATCTAATATCATTAATTGGGTGCCGTTATCGGCCATGCTGACCCGGCCGTCACCCGTGATATCGTTAACTACATCGACAGCGTAAGGCAAAAAGACTTCTTCACCGCTGATAAAACCCCGGTCTAATCGGTAAAGAGTCGGGCCTTGCACAAAATAGGGAATCCCGGCCATAACATGAGCGCCGCGATTAGCAAAAACGATGGAGCTGCCGACGGTTGCAACTTGCCTGATTCCGGGCGTTCCGATCAGTTGACGGTTTGATAATGTTGTAACCTGCTGGTTAATGGGAATCCAATTGACGCATTCCTGATTTGATAACGGCAGAGAATCAGAAACATAAAATCCGTTTGATACAGGAATCTCGATTCTCATGATCGAAACCTTACGATAGCGTTATAGATATTAATATCCACGTTAGTGTCATCGTTTTGGCACCATATCTCTATATAATCTCCATTTTCTATAAGTAATTCCCAAATCATGGAAATGTTGCCGGGACTGCCCGCTGCAAATGTTCTTTGTACTGCGCTGGCTGTGATTTGAACGCCGTTTTTGTAGAAAAAAAATGTGCAACTGTCTGTTGCGGTCACAATATCAGCCGTAATTGATGCCGTCATCTCTAAATGACTGCCCTTGCCGTCATACGTGAAAGTCCCACCCGCTGTTGTCGTAAACCTGTGGCTGTCTTGCTCAACCCATGATGCCGCGATTTTTGCCGGAGTGCCTAAAGCAGATATCGAAACAGTCGTACCTGAATTTGTAACTAAAGCCAGATCATTGGAATTAACGATCTGTGCGCTGTTCTCCATCTCCCAGCGGTCATCGAAGGAATTGATATTGTTTAATATTGTGGAACTCCCGAATTGATAGATATTTGAAATGGTGCCGATACCCGCGCTGTTAATATTGCCGCTTGCAGTCAAGCCGTCTAAAATATAGCCGGAAGTATTAATATTGAGACTGCCCTTATCGATGGTAAAGGCCGTAAATGTAGCCGATCCCAAATCAATAGCCGTGCCTGAGCCTGAAAACATATTGATTCCGAAGATATTGAACAGGGCAACATTTGTATCACCTGTAAAAGTAAAACCGTCCGTTATAACGTTATAAAATAGCGTATTAAAGAGTAGGAAAATATTCAGATTATCAAAATTGCCGATGGTGTCGCATTCAACGCCGCAGGTATAAAGTCTGAAAATATGCGCTTTGGTCGTAGAAGATACGTCAAACACGGTTCCGCTGTTACATTTGATATAAATATCTTTGATCTTGATATTTTTATCTGTTGCCGTAAACATCGTATTGATGCCGGTATATTCAAGCTCTATCAATGTGCCGTCAGTGCCGCTTAAAATGCAGTTATCGCCGAAAACAAAGCGGTTAACCGTACTAATATCATTTAAAACCTGATATTCGGTATCATCTTCTAAAGTGATGACCGAACCTACTGCGGTCGGGAAATCATCGATAGAATAAACCAGAACCGTCTTGGTGGTCCCTGCGCCGCCTAAAGCAATTCTAACACTGTCGCTGTCAGGTGTAACACTAATACCATTGCCGGCTGTTATAGATCTTACTGTGGGCTGATCCGCGCCTTCATCAATAATCACCGGCACACCGGTTTTATCCACGATAAAATTATGTGAAATCTGAATGCCGTCTTGCGGGCTGGTTTCTACTGCAATGCCTGCGCCGCCTAAAATATTTCTGATATAATTAACATCACCTAAAACCTTTAAAACAGGAATGGCTGTTACTTCTCCGCGGGCTTCAATGCTGCCGGTAACACCAAGGCCGCTTAAAAAATCTGAATAACTTATTTTAAAATTCTGACCGTTTCGGACAAAATCAAGAAAATCGGCGCTGTCAGATGAAAGTACCGCTGTAAACTCACTCTTTTTTAAATCTCTTTTTCTCGTCATGATTACGGCTCCGTATTATCTTCAAGCGCAATAGATCCGCCCGATTCGCTTAAAATGGTTTCCTGTTGATCGGTGTAGAACGTATTATCAAACCAATCAGGCGCAGTATTGCCACTGCCCCTTGGAAGCGTGCCGGGATATTCGGTATCTGCCATCTCAACAGCTATATCGATGCATGTCATATAGCCTTCTTTGGCCTTTTTGATCAGCTTGGGCGACAGCGGGACATCATATTTCGGCGCAAGTTCAACAGCAAGATTTGCCTTAATTCCCCGGATTGCACCTAGCGGCACCGTCAGTTCATCGGCAAGATCTTCTAGGTAGGTATAGCCGAGCGTAATCCCGACAGCATCCCAATCCATCATCATATCATTTAAGGCTCTTAACGCTGCATTTGCTTCACTTTGCTCTATCGGCGCTTCATCTGCCTGCACGACCAAATCTTCCAAGGCATCGACGATGACTTCACGTGCTTTTGCCATTGATAAACTCCTTGATTACGTATAAGGCTTTCTTCTTGACATGCTTTGGAAAGCCTTTCTTTTCAATCTTGATGCCTGTAAGCTCTAAAACATATTCATAAACAGCAGTATTGCCTTTTAGATCATTGATAGAATTTCGATGCCACTCATAAGAGCCGAATTTGCCCCAGCCTTTATCCGGATCCACCCGGGGGGGATTAACGGGTACTTCATCCGGTGTGCGCCTGGCTCCTAAAGACTCAAAAAACCCCCTGTCTTTTGCGTCGATAATTGCCTTGCGGTAAGGCCGATCATCATCAGAATCGAAAAACATAGTTATGAGCGACATCGAAATTTTTCCCCCTCCTCTTACATTAATTAATAGCCATACCCTTTTCCGGCAAAAAATGGGTCCATAACAGAAAAGGCCGGAAGCAGGTCAAATCTGATTTTTTGTGTATTGGCGTCACCGTCAGAGTATTTGCTGACTCTGATAGAAATCCCATCATTGGTTGTGGCCAAGGTGTCTGTACTGTAAAGCTTGGGCAGTTTAACGAAAGCGACAGCGAATGCATCTTTATGATAAAAAAGATTCGGCTGGTACTCTACATCCTCAGTTCCCAAAATATCGAAAACATCACCTGAAACCAAAGCGGCACTGATATTGTTATACTGCCCGTTTGCCTCATAAATCGCAGGACCGGCAACGTATAAAGTCCCATCACCAGACCCGTCCATTGTAGCATCGGCCGTCACCACGCAGCGCCATTTGACCGGAGCGCCCGAGCCGTTAAAGACGGTCTTTTGCGTTCTTTGATGCGCAAAACTTCTGGCATCCGCTCCGGTCCCGGTAAATTCAAGGATCTCACCGGCTGCAACTGTAGCAGAAGCAGTCAAGCCCGTGACAGATAAGGTCTGGATCATGGTGTCTTTGTGCGTGACATAGGTTACATCGGGATTGGCGGCTAATGCGCCTGTACGATCCGCAGTAGAACCGTTTGTATAAGTTGACAGACTGTTAGAGGTTACCGCCCGCAGGCCCGCAAAAGGCGTGCTTATCTGCGCCTGCTCCCAAGCGGTCTGTACAAGCCTTGAAGGATCTGCCGACAGCCCGGTTTGAACGGATGCCAAATTCTGAATGGTAAAAGGGTTCATCACGGAATAGATTTCGCCCATAGGAACGCCGATAGATTTCATCAAAGACATCTGCGCGGCCACATCAGACCATGCATCAATCGCGGTGCCGGGCGTGCCGGTAGAAAGCCCGGCGTTAGTGATCATGTAGTCACACAGGGACGTTTCAAGCTCGATCACACATTGTTCTGCGGCGGGTTTCAGGATTTCTTCGAGCTGGTCTAATTGAAGGGCTTCTTCTTTATTGGTCCAGTCAATCGGCACAGTAATATAGTTTTGCACTGTGGCGGCTGCCCGGCCTGAAATAATATCGTTACCAGCGGCGGCGCTGATATCACCGCCTGCGGTTCGAAATGCGATATATCTGTGGGGTCTTTTGATATAAACCGTTTCACCGAACTGCGGCGTAAATTCTCCGGCAAAAACTTGCGTATTAACGGTTTTAGAAAGGACTCGTTGTTTTTCAAAAGCGGGGATAAATGCCCGCATGACTTTGGTTGTTATGTTTGAGCTAAGATTGTTCGCCATTTGTCACCTCGTTTTTATTCGAAGGTGACACCCTCCAAGAACCTGTCTTTTTTCTCACCGGCACCGCGGCCCTTTGGTATATCTAACGGTTTAGGTGTCTTGGTGACTTTCGGCCTAAGCTTTTCGGCGTTTGGCGCAACAGTTGAAGCAATATAGGCTGCGGCATCAACTGCATTCATACCCGAAATATTTTCAAGCTCATCGATAGAGTTTGCCAGGTGCTTTATAATCAGCGGGCTTTTATCATGGCTTAAAATGTATCTTGCTAGCTGCGGATCTCTTATAAACATGGCAACCCGCTTGTCTGCCTCGTCAAGCTCATCTGCTGTAATGCCGTACCTGGTCGCGCCCGCCCGCATCTTCTCGATGGATTTTGCAATCTGCTCCTGCTCTTGTCTTAACGCTGCTTGCCGCTGTTCGACCTGCAATTTGCTCTCTGCGATTCGTTCTGCTTCAGTTTTGATATATTCATTCAGCTTGGCTTCGTAATTCGGGTCATAGGCATCCGGAATATCACTTTTAGCTTTTGGCTTGGACTCAAATTTTTTGAGCTTTTCCTCTGCCTCTATGCGCCTGCGTTCTTCTTCCTTGCGCTGAAACGTCATTCTTGCGATTTTTTTGTCAAACGCCTTTTTAAGCTTTTCAGGATCTTCGGCAGGTGCCTCCTTTTCGTCTGGTTGTTGTTGTTCGGGTTCCTGCTCTCCTGCTTCGATCTCAACCTCATCAGACTGATTTTCAGCCTCAGTAGGCTCTTGGATTTCTTCGTCCATGCTTTCTCCTTGACTGATTTATTGCCTCAGTAGGCAGACTGAGTTTTTGCCGTCAGTAGGCTATTGAGAGCTGACACTTGATGCAAGCTGCTCGGCTTGTTTTTGATAAGCTACCGCAGCCGCAGGAGTTACCACCGCATCTGCTCCCATTGCTTCACGGATTATCTTTAACACCTCGGCCTGGGTCTTGATCTGATCAGACATAGACTTTAAGCTTTCCATCATTTGCTTGGCCCGATCCTGTTCTATCTTGGCCTGGTCGGATTGCGCCTTGATCGCCATTTCCATGCGTTTGAGCTGTAATTTCTGTTGCTCCATTTGCAGCTTTAGCTGCACTTCCTGCTGTTGTACCTGGGCTTTGGCCATTTCAGCCTGGGCAGCAATCATCATAGCATCAGGCTCTTGGGGCTGCTGGGCTTTTTGCGCCATCATTTGCTGCTCTTCGTCTGTTAGCTGGGATTGCGGTACAATGCCCTGGTTCACCATTTGAAGCCGCTTTCGCTCCGCAATCTTGTCAACGCCGGGTGCCTGGATATTGTTTAAAAATATATCAGCGCCCAACTGCAAAATAGAAGGATCGATTTTGGCAAGCTCTAAAATGGCGGTATTAGCTTCTTGCTGCCTGCTGTGAAACGCGGGACCGGAAGAGCAGACAACCTCATAGCTGCCCTTAGATAAATCATAGACATCGACCATCTGTCCTGTTTGAATATCCTGCACACGCTGATTAATCGTGATTTCTTTAGAGGTGCCATCTTTATTGATCAGCCGCATTTGCTGCGTTGTGTCATAGACTTTTGGAATCGCCTTGATTAAAATTCTACAGGTATGTGCCAGGGCAATTTCGACAGCCGTGAACCATTTTCGCTTGGGATTATCGGACTTGTTTTGGAGTAGTTCAATCGCTTCACCGGATCGCTGAGGGGGAGCAGTCCCGCGTGATTCGTCAAACATGCCGCTTGTTCTCTGGATAAATTGCTGGGCGCTCTGGCTGGTTTCTATCAGCCCCGGATTTGATACCGGAGCGTCTCTGTGCTGGGGCGGCGGCTGATTGTCTACATGATCGTAAAATTGTACCGGTGCGCTATTGGTATTTAATGTTCTGAGAGTTCGCCTAACATCAGGGCTTTTAGCCTGATCTTTGGTCATCCATGTTTTACCACGCGGGCTGAGTGCGCCTTCTTCAATCTTGCGGCTCTCGGCGTAATTTATGACTCGCTGAGCGTCCATGCATTTTTCAATGCAGCCATAATAGATAACTTTATTTTCCGATATTCTGAAATTGCCATAAAGCGGTACTATGGGCAGATAGCAAAATGGAGAATCTTTCTCATCAGTGAGCCAATCTTTACCGTCAAAATGGCGCTGATAGACAACATAATAGGGTCTTTTACGGGTATCGACTATCTCAATTCCGCTTTGCATAAGTTCGTCGGATATTTTCATGAACTCTTCGTTTAATTCCATGACCATATTATTTGACAGCAAAACGAGTTCACGCTCTTTTTTCTTTTTGTAAAGATATTCTCCTATTTTAATCTCATCCGGCTTTTTATGGTAGTAGACGGTTCTTTTAATATCCGTACCAACCGAAACACCCGAGCCTTTAGGATATTTTTTCTCATATTCTCTTTTAGTCATTGACTGAAGCACAAAGCAAAAATTTGCATCACTCATGTCCTGCTGGCACGCATCAGGATCAAACCAAACCGAGTCCTGCACATTTGGTATTGAGCGTATTAAAAGATCCTGGTCAAATGAATCCTCGTCTTTGTAGTCTGTGATTATACGCCAGCCGCAAAAGCCGGTTCCGGTCATAATGCGGGCTGCTGCGTTATAGATATATCTTGCGCCCGATATATTTTCGATGTTTCTGATAATGCCTTCAAATGCATTTGCTGTGTCTTTAGAGCTGTCGCCGCCTGCCGGGTTGACTCTGATATCAAACGACATCTGCTCCATTTCGCCCATAATATCATCGATGATGGAGCTGATCATATCAAAAGTAAAACGCGGCTTACCGTCAAAGCGTTTAATAATATCAGGCTCCCACTGCCCATCGCGCTTATTAATGAAATGGTCTGCCTCTCTGACCATTTTCCGAAGATCGTTTTCGGCGTCCTGGGCTTGCTCCAAATCTTTTAAAACATCGGTGTGTTTCATTCTAATTTTACTCCGCGAAGAAACCGTCTATTTCCGGTCGGCATAGTGCTGCGAGTATTCCGCCAACTTTTGGTTGTCTGTGTTCTTTCCGGCCTTTGGTAGCGTTCACGGATAACGTTTGCCGTGCTGGTGGTTGGTTCGGTCGGCATAGTAGGCCTTGCGCCGAGTCTTTTAGCAATATAATCTTCTCTCATTTGTCCTTGCAAAGCGCCGTCCCCGTAAAGAGTGCTGTCGCTTTTACCCAAAGCCCGGCGTCTTTCGGTGTAATCAGCCCGATTTGTTTTATATGTGCGCATTTGATTCTGATACTGCTCTTGCGCAATTCGGCGTTGCTGCTGACGGTTGCGCATATCCTGCATAAGCTGGGCTTGTCTTTGCTGTACTCTCTGCCCCCAAGGTGAGCGGGCTTTATATTGCTGGGAAGCTTGGCGGGCCACAGGTGCGGTAGCTCTTTGACCGGCTTGGCTTAGTGTGCGGATCAAATCACTTAATAACATGATATTACCTCCTGATATACAAGATAATAATAGCATGTATTTAAAATATCAATAATAAGTTGTGAAATTTATAGGAGAGTCGTCATTTGAAAGGCTATAACGTCGCTGACCTTCAAGAGCATAGCGCAGGCTGTCAATACAGTGATTGTCTTTGTCTTCAAGCACCGGCAAGACTTTTTCGGTGATTTTATCAATCTTGTAGGAGTATAAATACAGCTCATCAATCGTGTGTTTGCAGCGGGGATGGACCACGATATCATAGGATTTCAAGAACTCTATCCCGTCATTAACGCTGTTTTTGCCTTTAATAGCCGGATAAATTTTTGGAAAGCCGTTTTTCTTCATGTGGGAAATGGTTTCAGGCCTTGCTGAATCTGCCACTATCGGCCAGCGATCCGATTCCGGCACTGTGCGAAACAGGTCCGGCGTGTCTATAATCTCGCAGCCCACTTCATAAGCTTCATAGTCCACGAATATCTTGCGCCCCATTATGTAACAGCGGACCAATGCCGTAGGATCATTTGCAAAGCCCCAGTCGGCACCGAACCGAAACATGGCCTTGGGGTCCGTTTCAAACTCTTCAATGGTCCAGTTCTTGAAAACTCTGGCTTCAGTGTGCCTTTGGTAATCCCCCAGCCATATATGAGCGTATTTATCCGGATCTCTTATCTTGTCATACTCGATTTCTTTTTTGGACTCTGCCGGCAGCCAGATGTTATCCTCGAAATTGACTTTGACAATAACGGATGACTCCGGCGGCTCGCCTTGTCTTAAGAAAACGTCAATGGGGTCGTCTTCAAACCTGGGGTTCCAGCTCGCCCATATCTCGCTGCCGTCTTTTCTAAGGGTCGGACGCAGCAGGTCAAGCGATCTCTGGCTAATGGTCTGCGCCTCTTCTATCCATGCGATATCATATGACTCAAGGGATTTTACAGACTCGGCATTATGTGACTGCATCCCCTGAAATATGATCAGACCGCCGCCGGGGGTCTTGATTTGTGATTCCTGAACCTGAAACCAGGGACCAAGTTTAAATTTTTCTATTTGGATTTCAAGCAGTCGTTTAGCGGAGTGTTTGAGGTCTTTTTGGATTTCGCGGATACAGACGGAAAAGGTGGGCTGTCTCTGGTAACTTCTTGCGATCATCAGCATGGCAAAGAACCAAGACTTGCCGGATGCCCTGCCGCCGAATGCCCCGCGGTATCTTGCGTATGGGACTAAAAGCGGCTCGGCCCAAGGCGCGACATCAATCCTCAGCTTCTTTGACAATGTGCCACTCTATTGATAACGGTTTGTCATCCTTGGTTGAAAGCTCGTTCTCTACTCGTTCTGAGTAACCCCGGTGTTTACCTTTAGTTTTAAGATGGAATATTACCGCAGTCATATTTTCAAGATTTATCTGTTTGGCAAGCACCTGTTCAGCCTTATCGGTTATTTTGTCCTCAATCTCTTGTTGTAAATCTTGCAGTCGTTTGCTGTGGTTTATTCTCTGATAAACAGCCTGATGTGAAACGTTTAACTCTTCAGCTATGCTTGACACATACCCATGATGCTTTCGCATAGCTTTTTCATAAGTTTTTAAGCTGAGATTTTTCTTTCTTTTTTTTGAGTGATCAATCATTTAAATCACAATTACGGATAGTTATGTTTGGAGCGTTGCTTTCTCTCCCGTAAAATCTTCCCACCGCTTGACTGCAACATCGCAGTAGTGGGGATCTATTTCCATGGCATAACAACGCCGTCCGGTTTGCTCTGATGCGATTATAGATGTGCCCGACCCGACGCAATAATCAATGCTGAAGCCATACTTTAGAATAGAGGCTTTCAATTTATTGAATGACTCTTCGTCAATCGTCTTTAGCTGGTCAATCGGCAGGCTGTCGCTGCACTTACAGCTTATCTTTATCGTCTTTGCCATTTAATTCCAGCTTGACTAATACCCGGATTATTTTTTCGTTGATTGAATCCAAACGGCTGTTCATGCCTTCCATAACATTATCACATTTTCGCATCGATGACCAAATAGCGTCCCGGTATTCCCTGCAGGCTTTGTGATCGACAAGGTTAAGCCGCCCGCCTTCCTGCCAGATGATTGATTTTTCTTTTTTAACTTCATTCTTTAAGTTCTTAACTTCATTACGAAAAGCCAAAAAGATGCTGACCATTGAAACAATGTAAACGATGAACCAGACCGCATCTTTTAGGGCTATACTCATCTGAACATCACTTTTCCTTGCCAACACATTATGTTACTGAATATTACCACACTTGATACCACCTTAGCGAAACCTGA